AGATACGATAAATTTGTTGTAAAGTTCAGAGACTATCAAAAATCATTTGGATTGTAAATGAGAAGTAGAGTAGGTGAGGCAAGTCATTAATGGCCCATCGAAGCGGCGAGGTTTACTAATTACTAGTAATTAGTATTCGTGATATAGTCCGATACTCAGAGGTTCCCAACTTTGAGCAGCGCTTTAGTAGTGCGGGTATGAATGACAATCATACCGAACTAGATGTAGATGTATTAACCGTCGCTTATGGTACTTCTCCTATAACTGCAGTTTCGTCAGTTCAACCAATTGACGATGAGCAAGGTATCATATATTTTAAGTCAGTTGTTGCACAGACTACTCGTGGTAACGTTACCGCTGGTCAGTCAATTGCTAATGCTACTCAGATGGAAGATGTACCTGCAGTTGGTTATGCTGGTGACCGTCTCGTTGAGACTGTTGCTACTACTACAACTGCTACTACTTATAACTACAGTGTAACTTCTGGACCAGTTCGTCCAGGTACAATCTCCTTCGCCTTCAGTGGTGATCCTTCCAGTTCTAACTATATGCTTATTGATGCTGTCAATAACGCTGGTCAGTCAACTGTAAGCAATCTACTTGGTGCAGGTATTACTGGTACTATTAACTATGCCACTGGTGCAGTTGCTATTACCTTTAGTTCGGCTCCAGTTGCTGGCGTTATCGTTAACATTACATATGCTACCGATTTCGAATCAGCTACTGATCTACCAAAGATTGTATTCAAGCTAACAACCAAGTCTATTCATGCTAGGGTGTTCGCGTTAAAGGATACTATCGGACTTGAGCAGAGTTATGCTCTACGTCGTCGTTTCGGCCTGGTTGCCGAGGACGAAGTTGCTCAGGATCTAGTATCTGCGATCAACTCCGAAATTATGAATACTACAATTATGAACCTTTATGCTAACGCTATGGGTTCTACTACATGGAGTCAGACTGCTCCAGTAGGTGTTAGCTACTTCGAGCACAAGCAAACCTTAACTGATTACATAGCTAAGGCTGAGTCAGTCCTCATTGGTAATGCTGGTCGTGGTACGATCAACGTTCTCATTGCTGGTCGTGCAGCTTCTGCTATTATACAGACCCTACCTGGATTCACTAAGATTTCAGATGGTTCTACAATTGGACCACATATTTTCGGAACTTTAAACGGTACCGTAATTATTCGTGTTCCTAACTCTTCAGCACTTGATACAAATACTATTCTCTGTATCTATAAGGGTAATTCACCCTTTGAAAGTGCTGCAGTTTATTCTCCCTTTATGCCGCTAGTAGTTACCACAGCGCTACCAAATGGTCTTAACCCACTAATCAACCAGAAGGCAGCTGCGATCTGGGCTGGAGTTGACACTCTAGTACCATCTTTTGTCACAAAGCTCGTCGTGACTGCATAAATTAAGGTACTAATAATTACTGAAGGAGTTAATCTCCTTCAGTTTCAACTATTGAAGCTATGACAAGACTCGACGGAGTTTTCTTGTAACTGTCCTTATAAGATAGTAGCTTCAATATATTATTTAATGGACAGATTAATGAATAATCAGTTATCAATACCTACTTACATACTAGAAGAAATTTGTAAATTTACTAGTGATAGATCTTACGCGTACCGATATATTTTACTTCTTCTTGATAAGAAGAATAAGTATACTGAAGGTGAACGACATCATATCTTACCAAGGTCTTTATTTCCATTATTCGACAAAGATCCAAATAATTTAATTCTAGTCCCTCCTAGACTACACTTCATATTTCATATGATGCTTACTAAAGTATTCGACACACAACAAATGTGGAATGCTATAGATATTATGAGTAAGACTAGAGAAGGTATCAGACTAACAAGTCGTCAGTACGAAATAATAAGACGGAAAAATTATGAGTACCATAATAGTGTTATCTCATCCAGAAATGGTACTCATCAATGGCTAGGTAAGAATAATCCTGTAGTTAAACTTTCTGAGCTAGGATTAAACCCGTCTCAAGTTTCTAGTAGAAATGGAACGCAC